ATTTTCTCTTGTAGGAAACGGTGATTACACCCAGCCAGTTAGACTAGGAGACGGTGGAAATAATACTGTTATTTCAGATGGTGTAGTTACTGTAACCGCCACTGCTCATGGATTATCTGTTGGTGAAGTTGTTGTTGTAACTGAGTCTTCTGACCAGTTAGTAGTTGGTGATTCTTATACTGTTGCAAGTGTTCCTGATGCTAATACGTTTACTTTTTATGCTCAGTACGATGACGAATCTTCTCATAATAATCATTACAGCAAGAAAACGTCTCAAGGTCTTGGGTTTAGCCATATGCCTGCTCCTGCATTTGGTACATACCACCAACGTAGACTGATTGTACCGTATCAGTTCGATGTTACGGGAACCTCTGGATCAGCAACAATTACTGACAGAAATATTGTTGATGAGGCTCTGTTTTCGGATATACTTGATGCAGATACTTATGACAGAATTTATGGACAGTTCAGGTTTAATGCTGGTGCGGCTGATTTCATTGTAGGTTTTCATTCATTTTCTGATGACAAACTGGTAGTCTTTAACCGGAATAGCATACACATTGTTGAAAACAGTTTACAATTAGGCAGTTCAAGTGCTCAGTTGGTTACCAGTGAGGTGGGTTGTGTCGCAAAAAATACCATTCAGCAGATTGGAAATAAAATGATATTCCTTTCTGATAATGGAGTTTATGGACTGGACTTCATTGATCTGTACAACCTCAGAGGTCAAGATGTTCCATTATCAGCCTCTATTGAGGGGACAATTCAGCGCATAAACAAGGCTCACATTGACAAGGCAGATTCCGTTTACTTTGACAACAGGTATTATCTTGCTGTCCCCTTGGACGACTCAACAACGAATAACGCTCTTCTTATTTACAATTTTGTGAATAAACAGTGGGAGTCGTTAGACTCCGTAAATAATGCGGATTGGGCATACACTAATTTAGCCGTTGCGGGATCTGGAGATCAGCGTGGAGTTTACTGTATGAATCGCAATGGAGGGGTTCATAAGTACGAATCTAGGGTAGACGACATTGACAATTATGTTGTTCAGGTTGGTCAATCTTCACTTAATACACAGATTGATGCCTCTGCTGTTACTAGGATGTTTACTTTAAACTCTATTGACCGTAAAAAGTGGAACAACTTCGACTTGCATATCCAGTCAAGTGCAAATAATGTCTCAGATGGAAATCTTGAGGCAATAACAGAGAATATTGATGATATAATATCTCTTGGGACTATTTCAGATCTTAACGGAGTTGAGATCCCAATTGACGAAGATGTCTCATTGAGAGGAAGATTTGGAAACCGAAGAGCTTACGGATTACAATTTAAATTAACAGCAACTAAGGGCAGGCCTAGATTACGAGCATTGAAAGTGGCAGGAGCAACCTCGTTTAGGAGTTTACAGAAAGCAGAATAATGGCAATACTTACAACAGGAAACACTTTTGCTGATGGCGATCAGGTTACATCAACTAAGCTAAACAACATAGCCAATGGAGCTGCATTTGCATCTGGGTCAGTTGATGACTCAACCACTCAAATTTCTGGTGGTGCAATAATTGTTAAGGACTTGGGAATTAGCGCTGGTAAAATTGCAGCTAGTGCGGTTACCACTGCTAAAATTGCGGATAGTAATGTTACCAAAGCCAAGATAGAAAACGTAGCCAACCTTAAGGTTCTTGGTAATGTTTCTGGTAGTGCTGCTGCACCTGCTGAGGTGGCAATATTGGACGAGGACAACATGGCCTCTAACTCCGCTACGTCATTAGCTACACAGCAGAGCATAAAGGCTTACGCTGACTCAAAGGTAGATGGCACAGCTGCTGGATCGTTTACTTCCCTTTCAGCATCTGGCGACTTAACAGTAGACACTAGTACCCTTAAGGTTGATTCATCTAACGACCGAGTAGGCATTGGCACTGCATCTCCTTTAAAGAAGTTACACATAGCCAGTAATGCTAATGATCAAACCACTGATGGCATACCTGGAATCAGGATAGAAAACACGGACACCACAGCAAGACCAGATGATGTTGCAGGTGAAATTGAGTTCTTTTCAAAAGATGCGTCTGAGGCAGACAAAATTAGTGGCTTTATTAAGAACGTAGCAGAAAACGCGGGAACTGAATACGGTTTGGCTTTTGGTGCAAAAACAACTGGATCTAATGCTACTGAGGCGGTTCGGATTAATTCCTCTGGCAATGTAGGCATTGGGACTGCTACTCCAACTCATAAATTTCATGTTGTAGGTGAAGCTAGATTTGGAGATGGTGGATCGGTAAATGATGACCTTATTTTAAAAGGATCAGAAACTGCCACCGTTGCTCCAGGAGGATCTGTAAGTGGAGCTATTATTACTACGAACGGAACTGGAAGTGCTTCCGGTCATGTTGGTGTAGAGGTTCCTGCTAATGATGCCGATGATGGTTTTTTTGTAGCTACTGATGCAAACCTTGATGGAACGGTAGATAAAATTGCTTTAAAAATAAAAGCTAACGGCAATGTAGGTATTGGTGAAACTGTTCCATCAGCTCCACTAACCGTAACATCTACAACAGGTGGTGTAATTTTGCCACGTATGACTACCACGCAGATGAATGCAATATCTTCTCCTGCTAATGGAGAAATGATTTACAATACAACGGCTAGCAAATTCTATGGATATGCTGGTGGGGCTTGGGTAGCAATTCATTAATATGATAACAAGCGAACACGCAACTAAATATAGAGACTTTTAATAATAATAGATATGGCTCCCGAAAATAATGAGAATAAGGCGGTGAACGTATTGGACGATGCTCCGCGATTAATACGAGAGACCTCGCGAGCTTACAGAGAAGCAGCTCCAGACATTATTGCTGCGGAGGAAGCATTGCGTGGGCCATTGCAGGAACTAGCGTTGAAGGATTTTCGATCTACATTGCTGGGTGATAGTAGAGAAGCTAGAGCAGCTAAGGCAAAGGCTGAACAAGAGTTGTCTGATGCACAAGTAGCCCGTACTACTCAAGAACGCGATTTAAATCGGCGTTTGGAAGAGATTAGAAATAGCAAATTTGATCCTGCAATAGAAAGAGAACGGTTAAACAATCAAAGGCAAGATTATCTGACTTTCGTTGGTGATACTAAAGCTCAGCTGGAAACGGCTGATACACCAGAAAAAAAACAAAAACTCCAAGACATTATAGCTGGCTATGAACAAGCTATTAATGTTATGGACCTAGAAATAGAAAATGTTTCTAAGGAAGGTGATGATTATTTAACAGAACAATTTGGGAAAAAGTTTGCAGAAAAAAAAGAGCAAGATCTTCAAGATATAGCAGCGGAAATAGTAGATCTTCGTAACAGTGGAACCTTAGGCGATGAAGCCATTGTAGCACTAGAAGAAAACGTAAATACAACAGCAGAAGCTGTTTTAGATAGTAATCCGGGCATGATTGACCTGGCCGATTATGCGGTTAGGAGGCAGTTTGAAACTGGGGAAGAACTTAAACGAGCTGCTGCTGAAAACGAATTTGATACCATTGCTACTCTTGCACCTGAGCTAGTTGAAATGTATCGGAGCGTAGATCCCGCTTCTACCAGTCTAGCTGATCTTGCTTCTCAAAGAGCCGAGCAACTATCAACAGCAACTCCATTGGAGGCCAAGAAAAGCCTGTCTCAGTTGGCAGAAAAAGTGGGGGCAAAGACTCCAGGTGGAGAGCTTGGTAAAGCTGCCAGATCGGGAGCACAAGGATTGATGAGCCGTGAGGCTATGGGGCAGACAGGCGATCAGCAAACTGTTGCTAAGGAAATTCAAAGCCTTTTGTCGGGTCCACAAGCTGGTGCAGCAGAACAGCGTTTGCTTCAGGCTGCTGGACAAGGACCATCAGTTGCTGAGCAA